GCTACTTGAGACAGCGCTGGCGGGAGGTAGCCACCGAACTGGGCAAAGACAAGCCGATCAGCGCTGATGCCGTTTTGGACTGGTTTGATGATTTTTTTGGTCACATCAACAAATCAAAGTTTTTGATTGGCAAGGTGAACAGCAAAGACGGGCGAGCGTTTACTGCCGATTTAGAGTGGATTCTGAAACCCAGCAATTTTGCAAAAATAGTGGAAGGAAAATATCATGGCGCTCACTAACTTCAAAAAAGAGGAAATTTTCGAAGGCAAATCTGACCTGCTTTGCAGCGTGGACGGCTGCACAAGCCGCTGGAGCGTGAGGATTGATGGGCAGCTACCGAAATGCAGTCATCACCAGTGGCAGCAGCCAAAGTACGGCAACACCAAAACTTACCAGCAGTACATCGCAGGCAAAAATCAGCCTGCCAAAACCGTTGATGCTTGGTTACCGAGGGAGCAATGGTGAATTACTTTGAAGCACACAAATTGCTAGACGAGGTCAAGGATGGAGTCTTCCACACCTTTGCCGACATCAAGACCGCGTTGGAACTCACCGGCGACTTGGATTTTGAATGAAGAAGGCCAAGCCGACGATGAGCATAGGCATCGCTGTCTCGTACGGTGGCTTATCAAAAAAAGAATACAAAATCGTGACGATGCTCACATCTGGCTCAACGGTTACGCTGACGACCGTGGGCGACACCAAAAGGGCTGGAACGAACTACATCCCAAGTCGCGTCTTGAAAACGATGTTCGAGACCAATGGACAAAGGGTAATAAAGGAACAGAAGGAGAGTGGAAATGAACATTTTTGAGCAGGGCAAAACTCTTTACACGCAGAACGAATTCAACACAGCATTGACCGAGGCCAAGGCCGAAATCATGGCCGTTGCAATTCAAACAACCAAGCAAGCAATGTTCCTTGAGCGAAAGGCCCGCGCTCAGTTGTTGATGGACATGGCTGACGCTGATGATGAGGGCGCGGTCTGCACCGCCCTGCGAAATGCCGCCATGGAAGTCATGAACCGCATCCCTGCGCAGCGGCAATGATGCAAATTACATTCACCGTCCCCGGCCCGCCGCACGGCAAAGGCAGGCCAAGGTTTGCCCGGCGTGGCAACTTTGTTGCAACCTACACCGACGCCAAGACCAGCAGCTACGAAGACCAAATAAGGTTTTACGCTCTGCAAGCCATGGGCAGCAGCAAGCCGCTTAAAACGGCGCTAGAGGCGTTTATTTACGTCAGGCTACCTGTGCCACAGTCATACTCCAAAAAACGCACTGAGGCGTGTTTAAGTGGCTTGGAGAGGCCATGTAAGAAACCAGACCTGGACAATGTTGTCAAATCCTTCATGGATGGCATGAACGGCATTGTCTACCAGGATGATGACCAGGTAGTTGATTTGCATTCAACCAAAAGGTATGCAGAAAATGCTGGCGTGGATATTTTAATTAAGGAAATAACATGATTGAACGTAAGCTAAATGCGTTAGGCAATCCCCCATATTATGTTTGTACGCTTTGTAATTGGGCATATTCTGGATTGCATGAAGCAAATAAACACGCTTTAAATTGTGGGTACAAAGAGCCGCAGCAATTTGCATTTCAAAGCATTTCTAGAAAACCGCAGGTGGAAAAGAAATGAAGATTGCAGTATGGGAACCCGTCCAGGCCCACAAAGAAATGATGACCGTGATCTGGCCTACGTTGAAATCAATGCTAATGGCAGGCCATCGGATGACAATTGAAATCAAGCAAAGCAGGCGCAGCGTGGAACAAAACGCAATGTTTCACAGTTTGATAGGCAAAATCAGCAAACAAATGGCGGTGGCAGGCAGCACCTGGACAGCAGATGACTGGAAAAGATTGCTGGTTGACCAATGGGCGCACGACACAAATCGTCAGATTGGCAAAGTTTGCCCAAGCCTGGATGGGGAGCGGATAGTCCAACTTGGTTTGCAAAGCCACAAATTTACTACGGGCGAGAGCAGTGAATTTATTGAATTCCTACTGGCCTGGGCAGCGTTGAAGGGTATTGATGTATCCTAAACACGCCTACGTCAGAGACAAAGCATTGCTTAAACGTGTTGCCCTGCTAGACTGCCAGCATTGCGGTAGCGGGGAAATGGTGCAAGCAGCACATACTAATTGGGGTGGCGGCAAAGGCAGGGGCGTTAAAGCAGACGATAATTTGGTGGCTGCACTGTGCCAAAAATGCCATTGGGAAGTTGACCAAGGCGTAAAATTAACCAAACAACAACGGCAAGATATGTGGCAAGCAGCCCATGAAAAGACAATAAAGGCACTAAATGATTGAAATACAGTACAAAGCCACAGAGGATTTAATTCCCTACGCACGCAACAGCCGCACGCACAGCGCCGAGCAAGTGGCTCAAATAGCAGCCAGCATACGGGAATTTGGCTGGACAAACCCAATATTAATTGACGGCGAAAACGGCATTATTGCTGGGCATGGCAGGGTATTGGCAGCACATAAGCTGGGCGAAACGCAAGTGCCTACCATTGAACTAAGCCACATGAGCGACACTCAAAAACGGGCATACATCATTGCGGATAACAAGTTGGCGTTAAATGCTGGGTGGGATGATGAAATGTTGGCGTTAGAAATTGATGAATTAAAAGAAGCAGGATTTGATCTTAGCTTTACTGGATTTACAATTGACGATATTAATGCTTTAAAAACACCTGATTTTGATGCAGCAAGTGAAGACGATCAAGGCAAGTTAGATCAATTAGACCCTAAATGGATTGCTTGCCCTCATTGTGGAAAAAAATTTGATGCAAGACAAGCCTAATTTAAAAATTGATTGGGCAAGCCATGAAGCGGCTAAATATGCTTGCACAAATTGGCATTACAGCAAATCAATTCCTGTGCCGCCGTTAGTAAAGATCGGTGCATGGGAAAATGGTAAGTTTATTGGAGTCGTTATTTTTAGCAGAGGAGCATCATCAAATTTAATGACACCATACGGATTAAAACAAGACGAAGGCGGTGAATTAACTAGAATTGCTTTAACAAATCATAAAAGCACAGTTAGTAAAATAATTAAATTTGCATTAATCTTTTTAAAAAAAAATAGCCCAAATTTAAGGCTAATTGTCTCGTTTGCAGACCCACAATATGGGCATCATGGCGGCGTTTATCAAGCAGGGAATTGGGTTTATTGCGGAGATACAGCTTCAGGCGTTGAATACTGGCATAAAGAAAAAAGACTTCATTCTCGGCAAGTTAGCGAAAAAGGTTGGAACATTCAACAAGGACAGCAGCGCAAAACTATAAAGCCAAGCGAATGTAAAATAATAAAAACAATTGGTAAGCATAGATACTTGATGCCACTTGATAAAGAAATGAGTGCTAAAATTGCATTATTGGCAAAGCCATATCCTAAGCGTGAGAAGCAGGCGATGGTTGATTCCCTCAACACAGCGGTGGTGCATCACCAACCCTCACGCTCCAATGCCAACGTACCCTAGTAACAGTAAATGCAGCGAACTAGGATGCAAAGAGCCAAGAAGCAAGCTAAACAGCTACTGCACCAAGCACGGCGGCAAAGACAATCTAGACGCTAGGCAAACAGACAGCATCTACCAAACACCAGCATGGCGCAGCGTAAGACAACGCCAGCTAAGCATCCAGCCCTTATGCCAAGCCTGCCTAAGCAGGGGCAAAATAGAGGCCGCACAGCACGTAGATCACGTATTTCCTTGGCGGCATATGGGAAAGCACGCCTTCCTTCACAACATCTTCCAATCTCTTTGTCACGCCGACCACAGCCACAAAACAGCGCAAGAGCGTAAGGGTAACTACCTACACTGGACAATGGAAGGCGAGCGCACGTACACACAGGCCGACTATGCTTATGCAATGCGCCAAAATGTGCACACAAATTGACACAGTGCTCAAAACAAGCAAAAAATGGACAAAACAGGGCAAAAAAGGCTAGAAACTTAAAAATGTTGCTTTTATGCCAAAGCAAGCGCGTACCCAATTACCCGCAAAATGGGTTGGGGAGGGGGGCCTAATGTGATAATATCAGCGCATGAACCGACTTCCACCCGAACTTCACATCGTCCACGGCACCAAAGCCGAGCACAAAGGCAGGCCGTTGCCCGAGGCCATTCGCCAACGCATTCCCAAACCCGTTTGGCTTGATGATCCTGATTTGTGGGACATGGATGTTTTTATTACCACCACCGCCGATTTTTTGTGGGACACCTACGGCATTGGCTCGGCGCAAGATCAGCATTTGCTGGGAGCTTTGGCTTTCCAGCTTGACGTTTTTGTTAAGTGCATTAAAGGATCAAGAGCCGGTGGGCCAGTGACTAAATTTAATGCTGGTGCTACTGTTGGAACAAACCCATACCTGACAACCGGCGAACGTGCATTGGGCCGAGCTATTATGATAATGAATGAACTGGGCTTAACGCCCAGGGGCAGGCTAGCAACCAACAAAGTCGAAAGCGGCAAATTTGCTGCACTGATGGCTGGCCCGTGAATTTTGAAGATGGCATCCTATATGCCGTGCGAGTTGTCAAAGGCGAAATACCTGTTTGCCGAAACGTCACGCTTGCCTGCCAACGGTTTTTAAATCAAGTAGAAGATAAGTCTTGGGCATACGAATTTCATGCTGATTTTGTAAACCATTTTTTGATGTTTGCCAGCGAGTTGCGGCACACCAAAGGCCCAGACGCAGGCAAGTTATTGGTGTTGGAACCGTGGCAGCTATTTATAGTCTGTGCCATTTACGGGTTTCGGAACAAACGCAACAAAGCCCAGCGCATGGTCACAGACGTGATTGTGTTTGTACCCCGCAAGGCAGGCAAATCAACATTGACAGCAGTCATTGCCCTATACGAATTAATTTGGGGGGAAGCAGGCGCAGAGGTTTACACTTTGGCAACAACTAGAGAGCAAGCCGGAATTGTGTTTCACGCTGCCACCGGCTTTGTTGAAGCCATGCCGCAAAACATTGCTGCTTTGTACAACGTCAGCAGGCACCAGATTACGAAAACAGGCGACAGTCAAACAGTATTCAAGGCATTATCCCGAGACACAAAAAAGACCGGCGATGGAATGAACCCAGCCTGCGCCATTGTGGACGAAGCCGCCCAGATTGTTGACCGCAACAGCATAGAGGTACTGCACAGCGGCATGGTTGCCAGGCTTAACCCATTGCGGATTTACATTACAACCGCCAGTTTTACCAAAGAAACCAAATTCCATGAAGATTTAACCCTGATGGAATCCATGCTGACGGGCGAGGCTACTGACAATCCGCATTGGTTTGGTTTGCTGTACAGCTTGGACGCTGGCGATGATTGGCGTGACCCAAGCACTTGGGCCAAGGCAAATCCAATGCACGGCATATCGGTTTTTGAATCAGCAATTGCTGAACGGGCAGAAATGGCAAAGCACAAGCCTGCCGCCCTTAACGAATTCCTGTGCAAGACTTTAAACGTCTACGTGAGTGCCAACAGCGCCTGGGTTGATAGAGCATACTGGGATGATGCCAAATGCGCTCTAGTGCCTGGCAGACAGCCCGAGGCGGTATTCATAGGCTTTGACTTGGCAGCTACTCGAGATTTGAATGCAGTCTGCACGCTCAAGCGATTTGCTGATGACGACTATGAAGCCGAATTTAAATTCTTTTTACCCTCAGACGGCTACGATTTAATCCCTAAACACTATGCCGACATTTTTGCAGTAGCCAGAGCATCAGGCATTTTGCACATCACCCAAGGCAATGTAATGGATGACCGAGAAATTAGCGAGTACATCCTAAAGCAGTGCGAAAAATACGAAGTAAAGGAAATTGGCTTTGATGCCTACAACGCTGCCAGCCTAGTGGCTCGGCTTAACGATGCTGGCTTGCCGCTTAAAAAAGTGGGTCAGGGCATGGCGGTATTAAGCAACCCGTCAAAACACGTAGAGAAATTGCTGATGCAATACAGCATTAAACATGACGGCAACCCGTTTGTTGGCTGGCAGCTTGGCAACTGCGAAGTCTACGAAGATGTTAACGGCAACGTCAAAGTCAGAAAAAACGAAGCCGACAAATCTGCCAAGGTGGACGGCATCATTTCCCTTATCATTAGTATGCACTGCAACCTAGATAATCCCGTACAATCAGGATTCGGTTTCAGAACTTTTTGAGGGGAAATCATGGCTTTATTTGACATTTTCAAGCAAAAAACAAGCAAAGAATCCAACTCAATGTTTGGGCAAACCGCCCTTGGCAATAATGTTTTGTGGGGCAGTAGCAACAAATACAACAGCGCCAACAGCCAAATACTCTACGTCACCACGGGTAGCAGCACAGACGCTGGCAGACCCGTAGACATGAGCATGATGAGCCGTAATTCCACGATTATGGCTTGCGTGGGAGCAAAAGCCAGGGCAATGGCTCAATTGCCAATCCGAATTATGTGCGAAATGGACGATGGCAGTTACCACGATGCCGTCAAAAGCTCAGAGGTAAGCGCCAGGGACAAAGCTAAAGCTAAGCAAGTTGCTTATCTATTAAGCAACCCAAACAACTTTCAAAGTGCCTACGAATTTCTGTACCAGTACATTATGTGGCATGAATTGTCTGGCGAGGTTTACATTTTGTGGTGGCGCAAAGACCAAGAAAGCAGCACCCAGACCCCGTTGGAAATGTACGTTTTTGATAGCACTCTAATCAGTACAACGGTGAATGTAACCAGATACCCCAGCTACAGACTTAGTACCCCAGCATACGGATTTAACCGGGACGAACCGCTTGCAGCCCATCAAGTCATGCACCTAGTGGACGCCGCTTGGCAGGGTAATGGCGGTTTTAACAAAGGAATTTTGGCAGCAGAATTGATTGGCCTAGACCAAGATATTGACCTGTACGCAAACTATGTGATGCAAAACGGGGCCAAACCTAGCGGAATGTTTGTAACCGAAAACGTAATTCCCGATGGAAAATACAAGGAAATTGCGGCACGGCTCAAAGAGGCATGGTCATCAATGACGGGCAGCCGCAACGCAGACCCAAGCAAGCCAGGTCAGGGTATGCTGCTAGATCAGGGCATGAAATATCAGCCGCTGGATATGCTGACGCTGCAAGATACTGACTGCGCCAAACTCAAAGAACAAACCATGAAACGCATTTGCGGTTTGTTTGGCGTGCCGCCAGCAATGATTGGCATTGCCGATCAGAAATACAACAATACCCAGACTATGCTGGATGAGTTTTACAAAAGCAGTATGTACCCGCTGCTGGTAAATGTTCAGCAAAAGCTAAAACAGCACCTGCTTGTCGGATACCCGAATTTGTGTGTAGAATTTGACACAAGGGCATTTTTGCGTGGTTCACCCGTAGATCAAATGAATTTTTCGGTGGCTGGGGTAAACGCTGGCATAATGACCGCAAATGAGGCACGGGAATATCTTGGAATGAAAAACATTGACGGTGCAGACGAATTGAAAGCCGGAAAATTTAGTGATACAATTCCTGGCAGCAGCCCTCAAGATACTGGCGGTGGCGGCGGTGGACAGACAAGGAAAATGAACATTGGCAAATAAACCACACGTTCCGCACAATCTGTTACTATTGCTCGCAAAATATCGGTCAAAAAAGCCGCAGACAATACACGATATGGATAAGACCAAAACCAACGAGGTAATCCATGAACGAAATGCTAATCGTCTGCGAAGCAAAACTAAATCTGAACCAGCAACCCGGCACAATTGAAGCCAGGGTCACAAGCTGGGGGCCACGAGAAGGCGCAGACGGGCGCAAGTTTAATTATCAGCCAGAAGGCTTTGCAGACTGGGCCAAAGAGTTTGAGGCAATGGGCAGGCCGTTACCCATGTTTGTCAATCACTCAGCGGACGCAATCCCTGTCGGCGAATGGATGCATTTTGAGTTTGACGATACCGGCATGACTGCCAGCGGCAGACTCTACACCAACACCACCCAAGGCAGCGACCTCTATAACGTGATGAAAGAATCGCCAGCCATGTTTGGCGGGGTATCTGTTGGAGCGTATGCCGAGACTTATCAGATGGTCAACGCTGACGGCGAACCAGACCAATCTGACGAAGCATATTTTCAAATTACCAAGGGCGGCTTGCGGGAAGTTTCTGTGGTCATGTACCCCAACAACCCCGAAGCCTGCGTCAGCAAGCTGGAATACTTTAGGCCCGATGGGTCTGCAAATTTAAAGATTTTGGAGCAAGCCTTGCGTGATGCTGGGCTATCTAAAAGTGATGCGGTTGCCGCTGCATCGACTTTCAAAAAGGTGCTGGAGCAGCGTGATGTTGTCCAAATCCCGAATGAAATTGCGCCGAACCAGAGCGACTCTGATGCGGAGGCAACCATACTCGCCGCCCTTGAGCAGCGGGAATTATTGCAAACTTTGTCAAACCGTTTAAGGAAATAATCATGTCCCAAGTCATCATTGAAAAACTTGATGCTATTGAAGCCGCCAACGCCGCCAAAATTGCTGAAGTTACCAGCGCAGCTACTGCTGCAATTGACATTGCCAAAAATGAAATGGCTGAGAAAATCTCGGCGCTTGAGGCAAAAATCAGCACGCTGCAAATGCCTCCCGTCATTCAAATTGCCAAAACAATTCGCACTGACGTCAATCGCTCTGTCCGTGAGCAGTTGAAATCATTTTATTCCGCCAACAATCGGGTGGAAAAAGCACTAAAGATTTTTGCTGATGAAAATCAATATCTGGCTTACATGAACGAAGCCTCTGCGCTAACTGGCGGCGGCAATGGCATCGGTGGACGCACGGGTTATGACCCTGTGTTTGCAGCAATGCGTTTGGCTAACCCTATGCGTGGACTAAGCCGAACTGTTGTTACTGATGGTTCTAGTTATCAATTCCGCAGCAAAACCGGCAACGCTGGCGCAACTTGGGGCTACACGGTCCAAAACAACGGCGGCGCAACCACGCAAGATATGAATATCTGGCAACTGGTGCTGCAAGATTTGAACGTGCAATTCCCGGTACGTACTGCTGCACTGGACGACATTGATGGGCTGGAAGGCACCATTGTTGACGATATGCTAATGGAGTTTGCCCAGGCCGAAGCGCAGTCCATGATCCAAAACAGCGATCAAACCAACTCGCCTAATACCTATGGTGGAACATCCGGTTTGCGTGGTCTAGATCAATATCCTGGCGCAAATGCCACTTATGCAGGCGGCACTACCAGCGCAGCAGCTTACGGCACCAGCGGTACGGGCAGTGCTACCGGCTTGCACAGCATTGCTACATACGATCAATTGACTAGCAACGTCAACACTGTCGGCGCAAATGCAATAACTTACAAAGACGTTATCAATCTTTGCTATGCACTGCCCCAACAATATTGGACGACTAACGCTTGTTTCATGGTTAACCCTGTGCTGGCGCAAGCTATTCGTGGCCTGCAAGATACCAATGGACGTCCAATTTTTAACTCAATGGAATCGCTGAATCCAGACGGCATTATTGGGCAATTGTTGGGCTTTAATGTTGTTATGAACAAGTATCTTGACAACCCAAGCCAAGCAACAACCGGCAGCGCAGGAACCACATCGTTGTACCCAATGTATTTTGGGAATTGGCAGCTTGGTCACAGCATCATTGATCGCATGGACATGGTAATGCGCCGCTACGACCAGACGACCCCAGGCTCGATTACGTTCTATGGCGAAAAACGGCTGGCAACCAGTATTCGTGACCCGAACGCCATCATCCGTTATCGCTCGACCGGCACAGCGACCTAAGTTGCCATTGCAGGGGGAGGTTGGACTTCCCCTGCCTTTTTTAACTATTCGGGAAAAATCAAATGACTACAGCACGCATTTTGTCGGGCATTAAACAAACGCTACACGAAGGCCATGCTGTCAAAATTGATTTGACCGAAGCCTCAGCTCTCACTGGTTCTGGAAACGGAATCGGTGGGCGCACATTTTTTGATAATGCTTTTGCTGCGTTGCGATTTGCAAATCCAATCCGTGAATTATCAAGGGTAATCCCTGCGGCTGGCTCCAGCGTGCAATTTGTTGCAAAAACAGGTAATGCCGCCAACAGCACAAACCCCTGGTTGTACGCTGCCACGCCAGACACTGGTTCACCAAACACCGCTACCAGCATTTGGCAATTGCCAACCCGAGTTGTCAGCGCCAGTTTGCCCGTGCGAACAGCGGTAATGTCGGACATTAACTATTTGAATGAAACGCTCGTTGAAGACATGATGCTGGAATTTGCACAGTTAGAAGGTGCAAGCATGATTTTAAACAACGATCAAACCGGCTCTAGCACAACAAGTACAGGCAGCACCAATGGCCTACGTGGACTAAATTATTATGCAAGCGGCTCGGCAGCTTACGGTTCATCTGGCACTGCAATTACAGACGGCATACACACAATATTAACTGTATCGCAAAACGGCGCTGCAATTGTGTACGATGATTTAGTCAACTTGGCTAAAAGTTTCCCGGCACAATATTGGAATTTGCCCGGTTGCGCTTGGATGATGCACCCAAACACGATTCACGATTTGCGTCAGCTTAAAGCAGCAAGCAGCGGTAATGCCAGCCGACTGTTGGCAGAAACAGGCGATGACGATGGCGGCGCTGTAGCTAATTTGTTTGGCTGGCCTGTGATTCCAAACCCAAACATGGAAACCATTGCCGCAGGAAAATTTACGATTTACCTTGCTAATTGGCCCAGGTTTGTAACTATTGCAGACGTAGAGGAAATGACTGTGCAAGCAATGGAGCAAAGCGCACCGGGATTTATTACTCTGTACGCCGAGCGCCGAATGGTGTCTACCGTGCGTGACCCGTTTGCAGGCGTGCGTTTGGTTGGGGTCTAAGAATGTCCAGCGAAATCCTTGGCGCTCAAGGTGGGGCAACCCGCAACCCGTTCAATTACGCGAAAGTCGAGCAGGTAAATCGGGATGTAGTGACGCCCTGGCTCACGCTGGATGAAATTACTCAACAGCTAAATTTGTTTGATGACGAAAGCCAAGATGACTATTTAAGCAGCCTGGAACTGGCGACCAGGTTTGCCATAGAAGATTATCTCGGGATGTCCATATTTTCCATGACGTATCGGGTTTGGTACGGCGCTCAAGGAACCATTACCGCACCAATGGCTCTTGACTTGCCAGAAGTCAGCCAGAATTTATACCCTACGCAAGCAGGCATAACAATTAACTCTGTTGGTTATTACAACAACAGCGCACCGCCTACCCTTACTTTATTAACAGCATCAACCTACTACTACGATGCCAGCGGCAACCGGGTTATTTTGACCAGCCTGCCCACAATCACAAGTGACATGGCAAACCCAATTGTCGTGACTTACACCACTGCCGCCAACCCGTTGCAAACGTATCCCGCAATCAAACAAGCTGGCTTGTTGTTACTGACGCACCTATACAACCAGCGCAGCAACAGCACGGAAGCATCGCTAAAAAATATTCCGTTTGGCGTAGATACACTGTTACGTCCGTATAAAGAATTGGTCATGTAATGGCGATTGCACGTTTTGAAAACATTGCAATCAACAATCTTACCTTTAGCTTGACAGCTTTTGGTGAGCAAACCACGACCACAACAAAATGGTTTGACACTCGGGCCACAGTGTCGGCTGTAGGCAACAATTTAAAAATCTCAGAAAAATATCGGCTGTACGATAACTTAGTGCGGTTCCGTTTAAATTACACGCCGCATATGCAAACAATAGCCAACGCTCAGCATCTGTTTAGCATCACGTACAGGGCGCAAGATTGGCGCATCAACGATGTGCAGGAATCAGACAATCGAATGAGCGTATTGATAATGTGCTATCGCAATGAACCGGTAACTGCAACGTGACCGCACAGCAAAATCCAGTTACATATGCCAAGGCCATCCAAGCGGCATTGACCACTATTGTCACTCCGGTCCCCGTCTACGCCACATTTAACCGCAACTTTGCCACCGAGCCAAAATTTATTACCTGGATGCTGCGAAACGTTCACCAACCGGTTTACACCGGCATTTATCAATCCGTCAAAGGCATTGATACGCCAGTATTCCAAATCAGTATTTTTACTCAAGTTATCGAAGACGGTTTTACAATCAGCAATCAGATACTACAATCACTGCACGGCTACAGCGGATTGTTTGGCGGTGCAACCTACGGCATACAGATCAGCAAGGCCGATGTGCAATGGCTCTACAACACATACGACAATGACGAAAAACTTGGACAAGTAATCTTAGATTGCACACTAGATATACCGACCTGATAAGACAATAAATTTTCTTCTACCTCAACAAAGGAACTTATCATGGCTCTCCCGACAAAAATATTACCCGGCTTTTCGGCCACTTTGTACGCTCAACCCAGCGCAACGCCAACGCCTTTAACCGTGGCTAATTTAAGCACATTGGGCAGCGTTTCGCCATTGGCAATCAGCGGTAACGTAGTGCCTGTCGAAGCAATACCGGCATTTGGGCAAGACGATGCGGTTGCATCGTTTATGGTGGCTGGCTCACGTCAAAGCGATAAAATCCCAGTGCAATCAGCGCCGACAAGCATGAGCATTACAGCAGCTTGGAACCCAAGCGATACCGTCTTGCTGCTCCTGCGTGCAGACGCCTACAACGGCACCATTGATCGCACCTACGTGATTGCCGCAACTGATGGGACAAACACGATTTATTACGCTTTCAACGGCAGGGTTAGTCAATGGACAATTGACAGCGCACCAGGTGCCGAGGCAAAGGTCAATTTCACAATTCATCCCCGTGGCAATCAATATGGCTGGAGCAACACAGCATGAGCAACATAGATTCAGTGCTGGCAGAAATGACCAGCAGCTACGGCGACTTAACTGCGCTTGCACGGCAACAGGTAGTCAGCGCACCGGAAATAGCCGAAGCGTTGGCAGAGGCAGACCCAGACTCAGCGGAGTACGTTTGCCTCAAACTCTTGGAAAAAAATGTCCGAAAAAATACAGAACACGAATGATTTGCTGAACTTTTTGGTAACTCAAGCCGAATCTCGCAAGGATTGGTTTGGGTTTACCCAACAAAAAATGACAGGCATACAACTGGTGCATCAGATTGCCGCCAATCATGCCGACACAATGACGCCAGAGCAAATCGTAAAGTTTGTCGTAGAACTTAACAATTTAATGTACAAAGACATCATCCGAGGATGACATGAGCGTCAGCATAAAACTTGAAGGCATGGGCAGTGTCCAAGCAGTCTTTCGAGAGTTGGCAGACGAAATTGGCGACAAAAAAGCCAACAGCAAAATTCTAGTTCCGGCAGTACGGGAGGCCATGAAACCAGTATTGGCGAAAGCAATTGCAGAAGCACCAGAAGACACTGGTGGCCTTAAACGCAGTTTACAAGTTGAAGCACGCCGCCCAAACCGAAAAGACAAGCGATCAAAATACATTGCCAGCACTGACACAGTTATTTCGCTGGTGACTACAGCATCTGGCAAAAAATTAGCCAAACTGGGTATAAAAAGCGATGCCAGGGCAATGGCTCAAGAATTTGGAACTGCACGTAATCCAAAACATTCTTATTTGCGTGTTGCGTTAGAATCAGAATCACAGAACACAGTAAAGACGCTTGCTGAAATATTGGCAAGAAGAATTGACAAATACAAGAAAGCAAATCTATGACAAGACTATCCAGCGCACTGGGAACAGGCGCAGAATTCCGCATCAAGAAGTTTGATCTTGGAGGCCACGCCTTCCGAGTGCGAGTGCCACTGGTCAGCGAAAGCGATGCCATGCACAGCCGCATCATCAAACCAGACAGCGCAGCAATTGACAAAATTTACGCTGATTTAACAAAATCCCTAGACGAATTTAAAACACTAAAAAACGAAGACTTAGTTTTTACCGAGAACGATGTTGTCGTATCTGGGCGATCAATGCGGGAAGCCGCCACCAACAAAGCAATGATGGAAGCACGCATCACCGAGATGATTCGCTTGCTACAGCCTGAAAACCCAGCCAACACTCTGGACGACATAACCTACGCCGAGATTGAGCAAGAATGGCCCTTGAGCGTCCAGCTTGCGTTAGTAGAAAAAATCAGTGAAGTTGTTAGCCCAGGCTACAAGGAGACACGGGGAAACTAATTGGCTCGTTAAGGGAACAAGTCGCAGCGGCGATGATCTTTAACGGGCACACACCAGAATCAATTGCTGCCCTCGATCAAATCACCATGCTGCAAATCCAAACAATGTACGCTGATGGAGTGCTGGGCAATCATGGTCTGCTGGCGCAGCTTGCAGTATTGACAACCGGCGTCTTTAATTACATTAGACCGCCTCACGCAGCCCCCTACCGGCTTGCAGGCACGCTTGGCGCTGTGCATGACTACCTGTACCCTCCAGCCAGCAAAGAACAGCTTGCAGCGCAGGCCAATGACAGTCTGTTAGCGTTTATGGTGCAGGCACCAGGTTTCAATTCGGAGAAATTCAATCATGGCTAACATTGCTCGGCTCGGTGTAGCCCTTGGCCTAAACAGCGCCGAATTTGTCACTGGCATTGCTGCTGCTGGAAAAAAATTAGAAGACTTTGCAAACAAAGCTGCTGGATACGGAAAAGTTGCAGCAACCGCTTTTGTAGCAGCGACAGTTGCAGCAATGGCATATGCTGACGAAATTGCAGACGTAGCCAAAGCCAATGACGTAGCAATTGATTCAATCATTAAGCTGCAAAACGCTTTAGCAAACTCTGGCGGTTCCGCAGACAACGCAGGAAAACTGTTATCTTCGTTTAGCAAATTTGTTGACGATGCTGCTGGCGGTTCTTTTGAGGCGCAGCAAAAATTAGCCAAATTAGGTGTGTCGTTAAAAGACATTGGCAATTTATCTACTGATACGTTATTTCAAAAAACGATCAAAGGGCTTGCCGACATTGAAGACCCATTAACCCGTAGCGCTAGGGGCATGGATGCTTTTGGCAAAGCAGGCAAAGGTGTAGATTGGGTTGGCGTTGCTGAAGGCATGGCAAACGGAGCAGAGGCAAGTAAAAAACAAGCCAAAGCAATACAAGACGCCGCCGATGCTTTTGATATGCTAAAACAAGCAGGCAGGGACGTTAATTTACTTATTGCAGAAACACTCGGCCCATCATTAAAACTTACTGCCGAATACATAAAAGGAATAACAGATGGCTCAAATTTGTTAGGCAGTGCTTTTAAAGTAGTATTTCAAACTGTTGCAGTGCTTGGTTCAGATTTGCAATTTATTTTTCAAGGCATATCAGACGAAGTAACACACACAATTGAAAATCTAAAAATATTAACTACAGAAGGAATAAAAGCAGCAATTGCTGCTAATGAAGCGTATGAAAAAAGACGGCAGCAAGCAAGAGCCAATTTAGATTTGTACCAAGCCCGTATTACGGGCACAGATGACGGATTTAGGGGCAAAGGTTTTGATGATCCTAGAATTGCTAAACCAGCAACTGGCGGCAGACAAGTAACGCCAGGCGTTGACGCTAAAGCCGAAGCTCAAAAAAAAGCAGCATTAGCAAAAGATTTTGAAATAGAAAAATTAAGGTTGCAAAATGATTTGGCAATGACTAATCTTTTTTTAAATGAACAACAAAAAATAGAACAAGAATATGAACAAAAAAATGAAATGGCTATTTTAGAAAGAAATCAAAATAATATTTCTGAAGAATATAAATTTAAAGAAAAAAATCTAAGCATTTATATGCTCAAAGAATTTTCATTATATCAACAATTATTAGAAAAACAAAAACAATTAAAATTTAAAAATATGGCTACAGAAGCAGAGCACGAAATGACATTAGCAAAAGAAAGTGCAGAAGCCACTGCTGCTTTAGATGCTTTTTATGTTGCAGGAAATGTTGCTTTGCGAGAAAAACAAGAATTAGAATATACTGCATTAAATAGAGCGCAGCAAATGTTTGTGTTAGAACAAGAATCAAGATATATAAAAACAGAAGATTACGAATTAGCAAAAGAAATGTTAGAAATAAAATTTAAACATGAAGATGCTATAAAAGCAATAAATGCCGATGACAGATTAACAGCAGATGCTAAAAAATTAGCATTAGCAAACGAAGTTCAATATCAAGAAAAGTTAATTGAATATGCTAAACAAAAAAATCAAATATTAAAAGAACAAAAAGAAGGTGGATTCATGGAGGGCTTTGAAGACAAAATGAATCGCTTTGGTAAAAATATGAAAACCGCTTTTGAAGCTGGCGGCGAAGCATTTGATGCAGTTATGTCAAGCATGGAGCGAGGTTTAGAACAATTTGTAACTACTGGAAAAATAAATTTCACAGATTTTGCTGGTTCTATTATCAAAGATATGTTGCGTATTCAATTAAGGCAATCAGCAAGCAATTTGTTTGCAATGATTGGTCAATCTTTATTTCCAGGAAAAGCAGACGGTGGCCCAGTAGAAAGTGGCAACCCATACATAGTAGGCGAACGTGGGCCAGAATTGTTTGTGCCACGCAGCGCAGGCGCAATTGTGCCAAATCATTCAATGGCAATGATGGGCGGCTCTACAAACATCACAAATTACAATATCCAAGCAATTGATACCAAATCGTTTGAAGATCGCATACTTGGCAGCAGCAAAGCAGTGTGGGCCGCAAACGCATACGGCGCTAAAAACTTATCGCTGGGCAGGGGAAGAACATGAGTTTTCAAACCATCTTTGAAATCAGCCAAAGCATTAGCGTCCAGAATCGGCGCACCGTTGGGCAGCAGGTCAGCAGATCAGGCCAGGTGCGAGTGGCTGAATACCTAACATCTGTGCCGTGGTCATTTACCGTTAGGCCACACGCATATTTGTATTACCCGCAAGTGCGTGGCGTTATCCAAGCCATTGATAACAAAGACCGTCAACTGCCCGAAACAATTACATTTGCCAGCAGCTTGCTCAGTTGGTTTGACGATTACAAAGGCGGCTTAACCAGTGGGCAGGCAGCAGCCCTAACGCTTGCAACAGTGCCAGCCGCTAACGCCACAACAATCAGTGTAGGCAACCTGCCCAGCGTATCAGCAGGCACAGTAGTGTTTGCGGCAGGCGATTTTCTTCAACTTGGAATTTACCCGTACAAAGTCACAGCCGAGGTTTTACGTGGCGGCGGCTCAACTGTCAGCGTAACCCTGCACCGCCCAGTAATTGGCACGCCCTCAACAGGCATCTTAACTGCAGTCGGCTCGGCCTGCACGTTTTATTTGCTGGCGGCACAATGTCCCACGTACACACTTAACCCAATGACCTCTGGCGCATTTGTGCAATGGGACGGGGACTTTGTGTTTATTGAGGACATTACAGGATGACCACCGCAATGGCTGCATTGAGCAGCCCATCCATCATCCAAGCCGAATTTATACGGCTTATCACCAGCACGGCAACCTATTATTTTTGCAATGCAGCGGCAGCAATTACTGTAGACGGCATGACGTTTAGCAACTTGGGGAGTTTGTTAACCATCAGCGCAATTGACAGAAACATCAAAGCCAACAGCGCAGACCTAGCAATATCGCTGACAGGCGTGGACGGCACCAATATCGCTGTAGTGCTTGCCGCCAACATCAAAGGCAGCAATATTGACGTATGGCGTGGATTCTTGGACAGCAACAATCAAATTATTACCAGCCCAAGCCAGCAGTTTTTTAAACGATATTCCGGCATTGTTAGCAATTGCTCAATCACGGAAGATTTTAACGATCAGCTAAGAACACGCATCGCAACTGTAGGCATTACCTGCGCCAGCTTTCGAACCATCCTAGAGAACCGCATACAAGGCATCAAAACGACTCCCAAGGCGTGGAATTTTATCTACTCTAGCGACACTAGCATGAACCGTGTCCCAGCGATTGCAGCCACTTATTTTGACTTTGGCAAGCCACCACAATCAGCCACAGTCAGCAGCAACACATCAAACGCTCAAACGACTTTTGAATCACCAGGAATAAGTTGATGATTCGTGAAGCCAACAAACACGATATGCCGCAGTTGCTGCAAATGATGCGGGACTACAGCACGCAAACGCCCGTGCCAGCACTACAAGCAGCAGCAGCGCATGATGAGGCGCACGTTGCCAACTTAATGACGCAAATGATGACAGGCCGTGGCTTTGTGCTGATCGACAATGAATCTAGGGGCTTTATTGCTGCATTGATTACTACAAATGTCTGGTGTCCAGAAGTCTACGAATTGCACGAACTGGCCTGGTGGGTTAAACCCGAGCATCGTAATGGAACCGTTGGCGGCAGGCTTTGGAAAGAATTTGATCGCCTGGCTACAGATTTAATTGACGATGGACGCATTGATGTGGCAGTAACCGCTGTGATGGCAAACAACTCATGGATTGATTACACCAAACGAGGCTACAGCCCTATGCAAGCAACATTTTTTAGGGTGCATTGATGGTAGCAACAATTATTGCGGCTGGAGCAGCTTTATTAGGAGGTGGCGCTGCGGCTGTAGCAATATCAACATTTGCAGTTAATTTTGCCGTTAGCTATATTGTTGGTCGGATATTTGCCCCTAATGACCCAACAGCAAATCAACCCGTAGACCAAGGCGTTAGACAACAAGTTGCACCCAATACCACCAACAGCTTGCCTATTGTTTACGGCAGCGCATACATGGGCGGCACATTTGTGGACGCAGTGCTGACAATTGACCAGCAATCAATGTACTACGTGCTGGCAATCAGCAGCATTAGCCCTAATGGGCAATTTACTTTTGATCGCACCAAGTTTTACTACGGCGACCGTTTGGTGACTTTTGATGCCTCAGATTTAACCAAAGTTGTCAGCTTGACAGACGGTGCTGGCAATGTAGACACAAAAATTAGCGGTTATCTTTACATCAATTTGTACACCTCAACTGATGCAGGTGCCATCACTACCATCACGGGCAGCGCACCAAATACCGCAATGGGCGGCGCAGACATTATTGCAGCGGAACGCTGGCCTGCTGCCGTTCGACAAATGAATGGTTTGGCGTTTGCAATCGTAAAACTAAACTACAACCGAGACGCAGGCACCACAAATCTACAAGCCATCACGTTTAACGTCACTCAAAATTTAAACGGCACAGGCGCAGCTAAACCAGGAGATGTGTGGGCAGATTATTTAGGCAATGAAGTCTACGGCGGCGGCATGGCAGCAGGGTTAATTGATACCGCCTCTGCAACTGCGCTCAACACCTACGCTGACCAAACCATTACGTTTACCGACAGCAACGGCAATCCTGCAACTCAAGCCAGATATCGAATCAACGGCGTGTTGGATACAGGGCAAAATGTACTTGCCAACATTGATCGCATTATGCTGGCCTGCGACAGTTGGAACGCTTACAACGCAGCGTCCGGACAGTGGTCAATTGTGGTCAACAAAGCGGAAAGCACCGCATACGCTTTTGACGACACAAACATTATTGGCGACATAAAAGTCAGCTTGACAGATATTGCAAACTCAATCAATCAAATTGAGGCTCAATTCCCAAACAAATTAAACCGTGACCAGCGAGATTTAGTTTATCTTGAAACCCCGTCAAACCTGCTTTACGCTAACGAGCCAATCAATAAATTCTCATGCAATTTTGACTTGATAAATGAGTCTGTCCAGGTCAGTTATTTGGCAAATCGAGTGCTAGAGCAAGCCAGAGAGGATTTGATTGTTGGCATCAATGCAGCTTATCCAGCCATCCAGTTAGACGCTGGCGATGTGGTATCCATCACAAACACCAGTTACGGCTGGAGCGCCAAGTTGTTTAGGGTGATGAAGGTTAGCGAGGTATCACTGCCTGACGGCAATTTAGGCGCAAGTCTAGAACTTAATGAATACAACGCTGCCGTCTACGACAACGCCACTATAGTCCAGTACAGCCCAGCACCCAATACTCAAATCACAGACCCGTCTTTTTTTGGCACTGTCCCTGCGCCAACAGTCACCGCCAGTTACCCATCAGCGGCAGTGCCGACAATCACTGTGCAGCCGTATGTTGGGACCGCCAGTTTTGTAACTGTTGCAGAAATATGGTACTCAGCATTTGCCAGCCCAACGCCAAGCCAACTGTATTTGTTGGGGTTTACGCAAGTGCCAAGCAACGGCGTCCCTATTTCTCCAAGCCAATCACTGCCCACGATATCGGCAACGCTCCCTGGCGGCAATTGGTATTTGTTTGCTCGTCTTGTAAATGGTATTGCAACCAGCCAATATTCTGTAGCCTCATCAGTTTTGCAATGGCGACCAACTACTTTTCAATATACCGAGCGATACATAAATGTCCGCTACGGCAACGATTTAGTGGGGACAGGCTTTACCACTAACCCAAGAAACAAAGCGTACTATGGCCTGCAAAACACGCCTAGCACTACTGGCAGTTCAAACGCATCTGATTACACCTGGTATCAAGCATCGTCTAATTTTTCGACTGATAAATATTTGTTGTATGTAAATCGAGGCAATCGCAAATTCAGTTTTGAAGTTGGAGAAGCGTCATTTGTAAATCTTAACGCTGCCTTTGTTCCGACTAACACAGCGGTTTATGACCCAACAATATGGCTGGGATTAGAAGACGGCATTAACAGTATTGATTTAGACATCAGAACAGGACAACTAACAATTGTTGGAACAACGGCTGTATCACAACAAGACGGCATTGTTTCCGTTACCAACAACACCAACGGCACAATGGTGGTAAAACTAGCTCAATTCTTAAATTTTGGCGCAGGCGTTTATTCTAAGAATTTTGCAGCCGCTACATTGACAATTGATGTATTCGGGCGAGTAGTGGGTTTTACTTCCCCTGACAGTTTTTACTACACCGAGTCAACATTTCAAGCCACAGCAGCGCAAACAACATTTTCTGTAACGCACATTGTCGGTGATGTTTTAGTATTTAAAAATGGTTTGTTGCTTGATACCACAGAATACACCGAGACAAGCACCACTGTAGTTTTAGGAACAGGTTGCACAGTCAATGATACTGTCATTATCATAAACATGAGGGCTGTTAGCACATCAGTTTTCTATGAAGATTTAGGATTATTTGTTGTTGATAACGGCGTAAATTATATTGAGTATGCCAATCAACCCTATCAAAATATAGTGGTAGGAGATATTCTCACATTTACAAATGTTGGAACACCAACTCAATACACGGTAACAGCGTTCTATCCAGGAATTAATATTGTTGAATTCAGCCCAAATCAAGGTGGCAATTTAAATGGTGCTAGTGTTTACCGCTACAGAGCAGCAGCATCAACTTACCGACCGTGGTCACGTTACAGCGCAGACGTTACTGCGGTAACAACTTACACACCGACAACTATTACAATTCAAAACGGGTTTGAATCAATCTACGTCAATGGCGTGCAATTCAGCGAAATTGATTACGATTTAGATGGCCCTGCAATTGTTGGATTTCCAGGCGCAGTCACAGGAAAAATTACAATCATTTTATATTCAGGAAATAATTACGCCGTGCCAGCTAGCAACGTAACCAACAGCGTGGCATATTCGGTTAACGGCGCAATTACTTACACATTCCAAAGCAACCCATTAGCAATGGAAGTTTACGCCAATGGAGTTATCCTTGCCAAAACTTATGATTACAACGCCAGCGCAGCAAATTACAACTTAGTTACTGCGATTCCAAATAATTACACTTTGCTAAACCAACAAACATTTGCAAGAGATGGAGCCGCATAATGACACAAGCCTTTAATTTAGGACAACTAGCCAACAACCTTAATACATCAGGCCAGCTTGATGCCACAGATGGCTTGGTTGGTGCGGTGCCAATTGCTAATGGCGGCACAGGAGCAACATCGGCAGCAACAGCCAGGACTAATTTGGACGTTGCCCAAGCCGTTTATTCGGTGCCAGCAGGCGGGATTATTATTTGGTCAGGCTCGCAAGCAAGCATACCAACTGGCTGGGTATTGTGTAACGGCTCAAACAGCACGCCTGATTTGCGAGACAGGTTTGTTGTTGGGGCGGGGTCAACTTATGCGGTAAATGCCTCTGGCGGGTCTGCCAATGCAATTGTTGTCAGCCACACGCATACATTTGTTGGTGATGCAATGGCTGCTCACAATCACAAACCTGTAAACGGTTACGCAATGGGCCTTAACCCTGGCGGCGGCGGCGGTTTGGGCGGAGGCGATCTCAACACTGCTAGCGGCGATTTGAATACATCTTCAGTTTCGGCAGGCACTCCAACAGGAACAAACAGCACCACAGGCAGCAGCGGAACTAACGCCAATTTGCCGCCGTACTACGCATTGTGCTACATTATGAAGTCATAAGACAAGAATCGTAGCCCTGCGAGTTAGCGGGGAGCGTCACCACCCGAGCAGGGGAACATCTTGGCAAAGTTTAGTAAAAATACGATATCGCAGGTATCGGGGTTTGACAATCCCGTTATCGCTGGCGAATTAGTTTACAACCAGCAAACCTACTGGAACCTGACGCTCACAGCAGCAGACTCAGCAGGCGTCCAACAACCCGTAGATTTGACCGGCGTTACTATTAACGCACAAATTCTGCGGCGTACTGTTACAAATCTAATTGACACCCGCAATGGGTTAGTTTTTGACATTGGCGATTTTTCACCTACACCAACGGCTGTTGCATTGACCGTCAGCAACATTGTCACAGCGGCAGGCTCATTCACCATCACAATCAACGACTCCACCTGGGGGCTGCTGACTACCGATGCCGAATTGGGCATTGACGTAAACAACCCAGTCTGTTTTTCTGGACGCATCAAGATTTCATTTCCCGCCAACTCGCCTACGCCTGCCGAGGACAACATCATTTTCCTGATGTTCTTGGTTCGGTCAGACGGCATTATTAAAATTTAAGGGGAAAAAATCATGGCAAATATGCAAGTTACTGTTGTAGACGGCAACAATGTCACCGTCAGTTTAGATCGTGGCGTAGCGGGTGTTGGCATTGCCAGCATTTCGCTGGTTGTCATCAACCAAGCAAATTATCTGTTGATAACTTATACCAACGGCACGACTCAAACAGTTGGGCCTGTGGGCGTTATTCAATACAACGCAACCACGCCTATCAATATTTCTGGTTCAACCATCAGCCTGTTAACAGTGCCGGTTAATCTTGGCGGTACTGGACAGACAACGGCTAACGCTGGCCTCAATGCTTTGCTCCCAGCGCAAACAAGCCAGGCTAACAAGTATTTGCAAACAGACGGCACAAATGCGTCCTGGGACGCCATCAGCTTGTCTACAGCCGATATCACTGGCATCTTGCCTGTAGCCAACGGCGGCACCGGAGTTAGCACCAGCACAGGCACTGGCAACACAGTTTTGTCAAACTCTCCAACACTTGTCACGCCAGTCTTGGGAACGCCAGCATCAGGAACCCTCACCAACGCCACAGGATTGCCCGTAGCGACCGGCATCAGCGGCTTGGGCACAGGCATAGCCACATTCCTTGCAACGCCATCCAGCGCCAATTTAGCGGCTGCATTGACGGATGAAACAGGCACAGGCGCAGCCGTATTTGCAACCAGCCCGACACTTGTTACACCCGCACTTGGGACACCGGCATCAGGCGTAATGACAAACGTCACCGGCACAGCGGCTGGTTTGACTGCTGGCAATGTCACCACCAATGCTAATTTGACCGGAATGGTGACATCGGTTGGCAATGCAACTACAGTAATCACTAACGCAAATCTAACTGGCGGTGTTACGTCAATTGGAAATGCAGCAACAGTAATTACTAACGCAAACTTGACGGGCGATATAACATCAGTCGGCAACGCAACTGCAATATCCGCTGGCGTAATTGTCAACGCAGACATAAACGCATCTGCCGCCATTGACGACACCAAACTCGCAACAATTGCCACCGCCCTAAAAGTTAGCAATTCAGCTACCACGGCAGCATCAGCAAACACCGCCAGCGCAATTGTGGCTCGGGACGCCAGCGGTAATTTTGCAGCAGGAACTGTCACAGCAGCATTGACCGGCAACGCCAGCACAGCCACCACTTTGGCAACGGGCAGGACAATCGAAATTACTGGCGACCTGGCGTACACATCGCCCAGCTTTGATGGCTCTGCAAACGTCACCGCAGCAGGCACCTTGGCAACCGTGGCAACGGCAGGCGTTACCGGCTCTAGCACCGCCATTCCAGTGGTAACAATCAATGCTAAAGGTTTGACAACAAGCATTACCACAGCAGCGGTCGTTGCACCGGCAGGCACGCTATCAGGCAGCACTCTGGCGGCTGGCGTTACCGGTTCATCATTGACAAGCCTTGGCACAATTGCTAATTTGTCTGTGACGGCAGGCACAATCTCAACAACCCCATCAGCATCCACAGACATTGCAAACAAGGATTATGTCGATACCGTGGCCCAAGGGCTTGATCCTAAAGCATCATGCGTAGCTGCTACCACTGTCAACATCACGCTATCTGGTACACAGACGATTGACGGTGTTGCCTTGATTGCGGCAGACAGATGCTTAGTTAAAGATCAAACAGCGCCAGCAGAAAATGGCATTTATGTTGTTGCCGCAGGAGCCTGGGCCAGATCAGCCGACATGAACGCTTGGGCAGAAGTGCCAGGGGCGTTTACGTTTATTGAGCAAGGCATGCAATACGCTGATACCGGTTGGGTTTGCACCTCAAACGCTGGTGGCACGCTAGGAACAACGGCAATCACCTTTGTGCAATTTGCAGGCGCAGGCAGCTACACCGCCAGCACTGGCCTGACTCTCACCGGCACAGCGTTTAGTCTCACAGCACCCGTCACAGTGG